TATAAAAGTTGTTTGCTACAGTTAAGATTTTATCAATGTTTGCCATTGTCTTTTTCTCTTTAGCACCTGCACCAACTGCACCAAATTTTGGAGCGGCTGTTGTAGCTAATGTAGCCATCATTGCAGTAGTAACAGCGAATTCAGCTAGTGAATTACCATTAGTACTCTTGAGTTTTCTCATAAAAGATTTTACGAGTTTCTTTATTGTTTCGAACATTTCAGTTCTCCTTCTTTTGTATTTTTCTAATAGATTCGAATAACCTATTCCTACCTATATGGTACAATAACTGTACCAAAGTACCCCAATTTTTAAAGTTTTTTTTATGTTACAATATTGTTGTACTTAGAAGTAGGCAATAAAAAACCACTTGAATAAGTGGTCTTTTACATTGTGTATTGTTTTGTTACTCTATGTAACAGTTTGTAATATCATTTTGTTACAAAAACGAACCTGTACTTTGGGTATCAATCATACCATTATTTAGATATTCAGTAGAAAGATTCTGATGATATTTTTTCATCGTGTTGACAATTCGAGTAATGTGTTGTGTTTTGGAACCACTCATCTCACGAATCATAATGTACAATGCCTTCTTGTTGAAGTTTTCAATATGTTCAGACCTTCTGAATATTTCCAATACAGAATCAGCAACCAATATATCTTTCTTTCTTGTAAAAACATTAGTGATATTGTTTTCCCAATACTCAATAAATTGATTTACATACTCTTTGACACTTTCATTTTCTTCAGCCGTATTCATCTCTTCTTTATTTTTCTTATTCCAATCTAACACATCCAAACCATCATGTGATTTATAATGAGCATAATTTTTATTATTGTGTAGAATTAGATAATTCTTAGCAACAATACTAAAGTATGAGAAAGCCTTTCCCTTACCTTCTTTGAATTTATGCATATTTAATACCAAAAATGATATTACTTCTTGTTTAACTTGTTCACTTGAAACATCAAAGTAATAAAACTTAAATGTATGAATTATATTTTCACATAATTTATCAAACGCCCTTCTTATATGGTCGTTGTAAATTCTTTCTTTCATGTAAGCCCGTTCTTCTTTATTGTAACGGATTATTGCATCTTCAGTTCCTTGTGTGAAATAATATCTTGGTGAACTTTTTTTAGCTTTTCTTGGCATTTGTGTCCTCTTCTATGTATTGGTTTAATTCTTCAATTGTTTCTTTGATGGATGTAAATATACTACCGATTTCGTCATCTGATTCAAAATGACCAGTAGAATCTATCGTTTGAATTTCTTCATAAGTACTAGCTACTCTGTCACTAAAGTCCTCGACCCAAGTTTCTAATAACTCTACCTTGTTAAGTAAGTTCCAAACAACATAACTCTCGGTAATAAAAATTACAACCATTAATCCTAAAATAATTTCTAATATCATTCTTCCACCACCCCAACAGAAACTTCAACTTCATTAGCTGGTCTCCATTCACTATCTCCATCATCCCAATCAATATCCTCTACCCATTCAGGTTCATCAATATCACCAGCTTGGAACTTTCTATATTCTTCAGCTTGTTCTTCTGTTATTTCAACATTAGTCCAAACATCATTTTCTTGTATTGTGTATCTTTGTAAATACGGCATTTAACTTTCTCCAAAAAGTTCGTCAAACAAATCTTGATGTTTAGACTTCTTTTCTTCTTTTTTAGGTTTAGGTTTATCAGTACCCACACTTATGTTCTTGATTTTATCTAACCGAGCTTCCATCTCTTCTTTCTCATCTTCGTCACCTCGTTTCCATTCATCATATTCAGCTTGTGTAGCCATATGGTCAGCCCAATGTATGATGTATGGCATATGATTTTTTAAGGAACGACTTGCATCAAACACTTTCATATAGTAGGTGTTTGCTTCGTCATATAACCCATCAGATACCTTGATAGCAAGAGTTTCTTTCATATTAACCTTAATACCAAAGTGTTGTAATATAAACAACGCTCTATCCGTTACCCTCATATTATCTATATCTGTGTTGTGTGTAAAAACCTCACCGAGAGTCTTTCTTCTCCAATCATTATCTTGAGGAATATAATACTCTGAGTTTAAATCTCCAACCTTACCCAAGTCATGGTGCATAGCAGAAAAGATTAATTCTTCATCTGTCCAATCTTTATAACCACCAACCTTTTCATATGTCTTGGATACTTCTAATGCTGTTTCAACCACATGAAGAACATGATTAACATAACCACCAGCGTAACAATAATGGTATTCTTCTTTACCACTTGCTGGAGCTACAACCATTCTATCTTCAAAGTATTTGTACATCTCCAAGAGTTTTTCCTTTCGGTCACCCTCAAATGTATCTTCTACGAGTTGTAACAGCTTTTCCCAATTACCAAGTAATTGTTCTTCTGTTAATTGTTTCATTTATAACCTTTTTAATTTCTTCTTATCTATAGTCATCTTGTGTTGATAACAACCTTCCGTTTGAACTACGGTATATTTTTTACCACCATCAATAACTTCTGTACATTGATATGCCGGTTCGAACTTTCCAATCTGAACATTAGTAGGATACACCCAATCACCAACTTCAATTGGTTTATCTGAATATCTGTATGCCTTTTTTCTGCCTCTTTTAGCCATTTTTGACTCCTTATTTATGATTTATTATTTTGTATTAATTGTAAATTGTCTGTCCAATTCATCTTGTAGATATGGACATTTTCATATTTGTATGGTATTACATTTTCTGATTCTAAAATATCCACAACATTGACCCACTTTGGATTCATAGTATCTCTTACTTGATATACTCCATCTTTATCTTTTGTTCCCTTGATGTATATAAAATCTCCATAGTCAAATCCACCACCCCATCTCTTCAATAGATTTCGTGATAGAGCTACAAACTTGTATTCACTTGCTTTATGAATACGAATCCTTGTTCCATCTGCTGTAACATCAGGTGTATCATCACATTGAATAGTATTTGGTTGATACATAGTTACATCTACCTCTACTCCAAACCTATAAAACTCGTGAAGTTCTTTGTGTAGTTTTTGATTCATTACCATTAACGAATCACTTGATTGTTTATACATACTTGAATGTTTGGTCATCATACTTGTTGAGATGTACCCATTCATAAAAGTTACAAACACCATCCCCGCGATAGCTGTAGTTGTACTTATAGTTTTGTTTAACATATTATTATACCTCGTTTTGATATTAGAAATTACAAAATAAATTCATAAAAGTCAAGCTATTTTTTATAAAAAATAAAAATAGGCTCATACTTTAAATAAGTTCCATTAACCTTTACCGAGTTTTTGACATTAGATTGGTCAACTCCGACCATTGAAGTCATCAACATTTTGAGTTTACCTTGATATTCCCCACCGAGGTTTTCGATTATATCGATACTATCTTGTTCAAGATGGTGGTATTTATCTTTACCGATTTTGATATCGGCGATGTTCCATAATAAATATCTATCATTCCTTAAACTTTGATATGCATTAGTTAATGTAGGTTTAAGGAAGTTGTCTCTCCAATCATCATACTTAGGATATGCCTTAAATGATTGTTCTTCATCTTCACTATATTGTTCTCTATCAAAGTAAGGTGGTGATGTAAACACCATATCTAACTTACCTTTGTATTGTTGAAAATCAGGATGGTTTCCAATGTGTTCACTACCTTCTTGAAAATAGTGAAATGTATTTTTTTCTTCTTCCCAAAAATTATTACTTTCTAAAACCTCATTGTTAAAGAAATTAGCAACATATTCATACCTTGATATACCTACCTCATCGATAAAATTATCTGTGTTTGGGTCTGTTCCAATATAATGTATTCTTTTTAATGAAGACATAGCACCTAATATTCTACCACCCCAACCACTTGATGGGTCGTAGATATTTAATTGTTTGGGTTCGAGTTCATTGATATTAATATGGTCTGTAAATCTTTCATACAAATATCTGGCTGTCAATGGTGGAAAGTTTACAGCAGGTTGTCCTAATCCTAATCTAAAAGCTTGTATACCAGCTGGGAATAACTTCAACTTAATTTGTTTGGGGTTTCTTAAAACATTCCTAACCAAGAATTTATATGTATCACCATCTAATTCTTTTGGTAGATTGGTTTTATGTTTATCATCTAACTTCTCTACTTCCTCAACTGATAAAGTCTTATACATACTTTCTACAGCGTTATGTTTGTGTTGTACGATAAAGAAGTTTTCAGGTATCTCTTCACCATCTAAGACACACTTTGACCAATTATACATTGAATCTCTTTTTAATATTCTCAGTATAACTTTTTCAAACTTATGTTTATACTCATCAGTAAACCAATCATAGATACTACCATTCTGAACACGAGTCTTTAACATCGTGGGAAAGAATTGATTAACACTACTAGCATGTTTATTATAATTCTTAATTACATTTTTATTACCATCATCATCGTGGATTAAAAATTTATTGTGAACATCATACTCTCTAAGTTTTTTAAAGTTCTTTTTTATAACTTTGGTATTGGAACCGATAGTTGGTGGAATACCCTTATCATCCCATTCAGATATAATAAAACTTCTAAGTTTTTCAATCCATTCAGAAGTTTCTTTTTCGTTCATATATAGTAATTCCTCAAAGTTGATGTTTACATCACTTTCAAGCAAATTACTTCTTTCATAATAGTATTTTTTCATATATAGAATTTACAACTTTTTATAACCATTTACAAGTGTTTTCTTGCTGTTTTGTGGAGGTGTGGGGATTCGAACCCCAGTCCTGTTTATTATTAATATTAAGTCATTCACAGTTTAGTTAGGTTACTACCCTCTGAGAAGTTACCTACAAACCACCAACTATTTTCTTGGATAGCTCCGTATGTTCTTTTATACTCATAACATGAGGAGTTGATGTCTAACTTATTTTATGACCGAGTGTTAGACAACTCAGTAACTTATGCGTAAGCGTAAGTTGGTTGGTCATTCTGAACAGGAGTGACAAAGTTGTCAAATCCCATTTCAGCATTGGCTAAATGCCAATCAATGTCCAACCCTTCAAGCGATTTATCGCCATTTGAGTTTCGTTGGGTTTTATTTAAGAGTTTACCCAAACTCTACTGCACTTAAATATCAACCAATACCAGTCGATTTCCAAGTTCACCCCCATATTAAATATCATTGTTCTTCATCAAAATATTCCGAGAAATCGTCTCCCTCTCCCTCGTATCGTAGGGTTTCGATAAGTTCACGAACTAAATCCCAATCTTTACTTTCAAGGGCCTGTCTTAAAGCCTCGATTATTTTTTCTACTGACATATGTGTATCTCCTAATACTTAATGTATAAGTATTATGCCATATAGTTTTTCTTTATAGAATCAAGCACTTGATTCCAATCTATTGGCTCATCGTTATTCTGTTGTGATTTAATATTTTCCATCGTTTGCTTAAAGTCAAACTTTGTATTTCTTATATAAAATATCATTAACCACAACCCAAAGGATTGAATTAATGTAATGTTTGGTAATCCAAATATAGTTGGTATCAACCAATTCCACATTAAATAAAATGGAATACTTGCCACTAATACTATACAAAATAATGTAAGTAATATAAAAACTAAAGCAAGCACATAAGATAATATACTTTTTAAAATGTTACCCAACTAAAACCTCTTTCTTTGGTTTATCTCTGACATAACCATCGTCTTCAAAATGTTTTTCTAAAACTAATAGGTTCTCTTCTGCTTCTGATAATTTAGAAGTCCACTCGTTTATCTCATTTAATATCTTTGAGTGTTCCCCTATACCTACTGATTTTTGAAAATACAACTCCAATGTTGCTATTGCTTCATCTTTTTGTGCTGTCCAATAAGAAACAGCTGCTTTATAAAAATGACTCATCTTTTACTCCCTAATCCATTAAAAATATTTCTTGTGAGTCTATCAATGTAGACTCTATACTCCAATATAATTTCATCCAACTACCACTACCCTTATTTTGCATTACTTTTACAGGTGTTAATGTGTTGTAGAAATAACCTAAACTATCAACCATAGAAACTTTATCTGTTGTCCATCTCAATGTATCTACATTTACATCCATCGTATCTCTGTTACCAAAGTTATCATACCATATAGCTTTATTTCTTCTGTTTGGTAATAATTTGTAATGTCCACTTGAATCATCCTCATCCCAATACATATTACTCCACCAATGAACAACTAATCTATCAACAGGTACACCATCTCCTGATTCTAAATGTCCCCATATTGGTGCTGGTGTAATCCATAGATTGTCTTGTATTTCAATTCTATTTACTCTTAACATCGTTACGATTATATTGGCTTCATTTGGTTCTTCTATTCTATCATCACAAGTAACCGTTAATGTAGTTAATATCAGAACAATCCAAATTATTTTATTCAATTTATTCTCCAATCAAATGTGGTCTCGCCTCTAATTGTCCTGCACTTGTTACTTCTACAAACTCTACTTTACTATGAAACTCAGAAAGATTGTTAGCACCAACATAACTGAAACTGCTAGAAATTCCATCTTTAATATCTGATAATATTCTATAGACTTTCCCCTTATACGGTATAACTTTATGATTCCCTTCAACATTCTTATCATTTCCTTTTGAGTCCCTTGAGGCGGAACCCCTATACTTTTTAAATAATTTTTCGTTAGGCCATTGTCCTTGTTTTTCTATTTGACCTGGACTTTCTTTGGTGCCCGAAAGTAACGAACCAACCATGATGGTGTCAGCTCCACAACCAAGTCCTTTAGCCACATCACCCACATTCCGAATACCACCATCAGCAATGATAGGAATATCCCAATCGTCAGCAACGGAACAAACATCAATAAGAGTAGTAACCTGAGGTAATCCAACACCAGTCCTGATTCTTGTTTCACATAGTGAGCCGTTACCGATTCCCACTCTGATGGCGTCAGCACCCTTTTCAGCCAGAAATCGTGCCCCATCACTTGTTGCGATGTTTCCTGCGACAACCTCGACATTCGATATTTTACTTTTGATTTTCTCAATGGCTTCTCCTACATTCTTATGATGTCCGTGTGCTACATCAATAAGTAGTACATTACAACCGTTTAAAACTAATTCTTTAGCCCTCTCTAAGTAGTCTCCCTTGACTCCAATAGCTGCACATAAGGGTCTTTTACTCCAATACTCTTCATCTTTCTTAGCCTCATCTGCAAACCATAGTAATTCTTCTAAATCTTCAAAATCAGATTTTGTTGGTGGATGGTTCCAAGACATTACACCTCTGTACCAATCTTCATATACTCTATGGTGGTCGGTTCTATCTTCATCCTTGTCGCCTATGTTATACCAACTATCCCATTGTCTCCAAACTCTTTTCATTTGTTCGGTTTGTTTTTCAATACTTTGAAATCTATGTATAACACCAACACCGCCTTGGTCTAACATTTCAGAAGCCATCTTGTATTCTGTAACCGTATCCATAGGAGACGCCACTATTGGTACACTCATTGTTGTGTTTTTTGTAAACCTTGTAGAGAGGTCTATATCTTCACGAGATAAAACTTCTGAGTATTTTGGGACGATGTTTACATCATCATATGTTAAATATTTTTTCAACTATGCCATTCCTAATTCACTATTTTGGGTGAGTTTTTCAAAATATAAATCTTCTGCCAGGTCTACCAATTCACTAAATTGGTCACCTGTTAATAATTCTTTTTGACCTTGTAGACTTTGAACATTAAAATGTTCCATTATAAAATCCACAATGATACTATCGATGGGTGATTTTGATTTAGTTTCTATCTCTTTTACTCCTATTGTCATTAGAGGTTTTTTCATTCTTTTCTCCCTTTTTACCGAAAATCTTTTCCCAATTATCGGCATACTTTTTGAGGTTTGTTATTCTATTCTTGTCACCCTTGCCGGCGTTAGAATGTTTTGGTTGTGTTTTTTTACTCATATTTTTAGAACCATAAAATATACATATAACCTAAACCCATGAGAATAATTATTATTAATTTGAAATACTCCCACATCTCATCACTTCTTGTAAAAGTTACTTTATTATTTTTTTTATCCATAAAGCTCAAATGAAACCACCCACATGGCTATCATATATCCTAATCCTATTCCAATGAATATACCAATTACAATATATTGTATTTTTTCATCATCTGGTATATTTCTAATCATACATTCCACTTCTTATCATCTTGATATTCTTTTTTCTTGGTTATACCATCATACAACCATTTAATATACCATCTTACTCTTGCACCAAGTTCCATATCATTAGGGTATTTATCAACCATATCTCTTATTATTTGTCTTACACTTTTCATAAGCAACACCTTTTATATTTTTTACCACTACCACAATAACAAGGTTCATTACGACCAATCGATTTTTTTGTTACTATTGGTTTTGGTTTATTCTCTCTATCATGAATAGTATTACCCATTAGGTGGTCAATTTCGTGTTGGACACATATAGCCTCTAACAATCTTTGTTCTTGGTCTTGCTTCTTACCGTCTTCTTCCCAAGTTCCTTTAACTTCTTTACCAGTTTCTACTCCACTAAAATACCATTCACTTTCTTCTTGTTCTGTTTTAATAATTATGTTCTTGTATCTTTTTGTGTGTAAACCTCGTTTTGGATAACTTAAACAGCCTTCGTAGTAATCTACTTCGTCCCATTGTTCCTTGATTTTTGGGTTAATGAGAACCAAAGGTTCAATAACATTGACAACGGCCACTTGTGCATCAATTCCCACTTGATTCGCTGCCAACCCAATACCGTCCCCTCTTTTGTTAAGTATCTGAAATAATTCTGTGGCAATAACTCTTCCTTCTTCAACCGACACCTCTTTTAATTTTTTATTAATTAAGATATTACTATTTTTTGTACAATCGATTACTTTACGCATAACATCCCATATCTACTTCGTCAATATATTCAACTTTGTCTTGTTGAGTATTACACGAGTTCATCTGTAAAATAAGTAGTAATATAAAAATATTCTTCACTTTTCTTTATAACCTGATGTTTGGTTTACATCTATTTCCGAAATGTATTGTTTAAATCTACCACACTCATCACAAAAAATTGGTTCAATAGAAATCGTTGATGAGTAATCACGAAGCTTTTGTTCTATATAACCCTCTATCAATTTCCAATCTTCCTTATTACCTTTCATCATGGATGTGTGATTTTTTGATTCTCCACAACATTTAGTTTTGTTTTCACTATCATCGTATTTTGGATTTTTCTTTTTCTCAAAATATGCCCTATCAATTTTTACCATTTACTTCCTCAATACATTTTTCATTTTAATTAAACTATAAAATTCATATAACTCATTACACATCTGTAGTTCTTTCTTTGTCAAAGTCTTACCATCACCTAACATAAAATCTAACTTAGATACAAACTTTAAATCATCTTTCCACTCTGATATAAACTCACCCCAACCTTGAGGTTGTGACATTCGTGGTGGTATGATATAATCAGTACCAGGATTACCAGGATTGGTTGGATATTTGTTATCCTCTGCCCATACAATCATAGTATGGTTCAAATGTTTTATCTTCTTATGAATTTCTGTCAATCTTCTTTCTTTACCCAAACACCTCTAAGGTATTCTTTTAACAATCCGTTTTCTGCCCTTCTACGAGTTTTATAATCCTCAAAGGATTCATTCTCAAGTCTTTTAGGTCCTTGTAAACCAGCTGATATTTGGTATCTTTCTTCTAAATACAATTCCTTTGTAATGTATTTTTGTCTTTCCTTACCTTCACCTGGTTTTGTAATTGGTTTCATTGGTCTCATTGTCATTATGTTACTCCCATATCCTTGCTAGTCTACGAACAAAACCAAGTGTGGCTCCGAACCCAAACGCTATTCCTGCTATTTGTAATTCACCCCAATACATTGCTATTGAAGCAAGTAAGTATGCGGTAAATCTAAAAACTCCATAAATTGAAAACTCACTTTGAGCTTGGAGTGCTTCTCTTCTTGTCATTATAACTCCTTAAAAGTTAGGTTTATTATTATTTTTTGAAATCTCATTTGCTATGTATAGTAAAATACACACCACTAAAAACTCAAACATCTTTTTTCCGTTGTATTCGTTTGGCTTCGATATCTATAAGATACCACATAACCAAACATCCTACAAACATAATGGTAAACATTATCACTCTTTAACTTCTTTTAAAGAACCTAAGTGAATACCAGTATGTTTTAGATACAATTTAGCATCTTCTTTATCTTTAGCTAAAAATGTATAACCTTCATCGGTTGTCCACTTTTTCATATGTGACCAACCCTCTTTATTTTTCTTTGACATTTATTGTCTCCTTGTATAATTCATCGATTGATTTTGCATCACCACCTTGTTTTATCAAGGCCTCTTTTCTTGTCATTATTGTCATTGGAACATCGGATAGATTTAATGGTCTACCATATAAATCACACATAACCTTTTGTTCTAACCATTCTTTTTTAGACATTTATTTTATCCTTTATGTAATGTATTATATCACTAATGTAAATTGCTATTATTGTAAAA